TATCTTTTACTTGCCAATTTGTAATAATCAATAAGCGCTTTCATTTCGTAATTATTTTCGTCCAAAAGCTCTGCAGGTACCAGCACTAAAAAATCAACTCCATTGTCGCCGAAATCCGTACTGCGACGCAAATACATTGTCCCTAAGTACTTCGGTTTTTTTTCTCCTTTTGTGTAAATATATTGTTCTTTATAGCGTTGCGCACCTACTATGATAATTCTTCTTTTTTGGGGATCGAAGCGGTCGTTTAGCGCTTTACGGAGGTAACAAACCTGCCCGTTGTGTTCCAACTTATATATATTATCTGAGCGCATTTGCTGCCAGTTGTAATGCAATATTTCCAATGGTTTTGTCAAAGAAAACAAATAGCTTATAATTCGGGGCTTTCTCAAAAGAGTAGGCAAGAGTAATACGCTTAATTTTTTGATATTTACCTCATACCACATATTTTATATTAATTAGGTTTTGATTGTTTTTTTTTGTTGTAAAATATCCGGATTCCGGTACTACAGACATATAAATCCCGATGGCGCTGCCGTAATCGTTAGTATTCGCATCAATCCACGCAGAGGAAGCGTTGTCAATATTTACATCTTTCACCCCCGAGGTAGCTTGGAGTTTATCCGTTAATTTTGACAGGATTAATTCACCGTTAAAAGGTAACTCCCGTAAAAACTGTTTTATCGAAGTGTCAACAGGGCGTATATCACCATTTAGAGGGGATATGGAATTTCCCGAAGCATCTAATACCAAAGGATCACGTTTTATGGTAATACTTAAATATAATAAATCGGGTAAATAATTTATAATAGTCAATGGCACTCCGGCGTCTTTTATTTCTTCCATATAGGTCATAAAAGCCTCTTTTTGAGGTTCGGTAATAGGGGATAACTCTCCGTTATTTTCTCCTGCTATTTTTATTATCAACCTGCTTTGATTTTCTGCTTCGGTAACCGCAGAGTATTTAACAATTTTACTGGCTTCGATTTCATCATCTGTATGATTTTCATTATTAAATTTATCCGTATCTTCGTGTAAATTAAAACCGTATTGAAAAGCAAGGGCTTTATTTCTGTACCACCGGGCGGTATGAGGTTTAAGCTCGGAAATAGCGGTGCTAACTTCTAATTTGTGTTGATCAAATAATAATTCTAAATTAAAAATAGCATAAGCTATTATATATATAAATAAATTCCAAATTGAAGACTTTGATTTTGAATTTAATACATCTAATTCACTGTATTTAGTTTTTTCGCTTAATATTTGCGCCTTTATATCCGTTAATTTCCTAGCCATATATTAACTATTTTTAAATGCCTTAGGTATAAAATTTACATTGATTATCATTTCTCCAATTCCCAGCTCATCCATTTTATTGATAAATTCGTCAGTTATAGCGGTAGCCGGTAAAAACCCTTTTCCTTGATAATTATCTAAAATTAATTTATTATAATATTTAGTATTAGGAATTATTAACTCCTGACCTGTCATCAGATCATCTGTTAAACTAATATTGTTAGCTAACGCTATTGTAAAGGCTGCCTCTACAGTTCCTTTATATTGGATAGATATATCTAATAATGATTGATTATTGCGTACAGTTATTCTCATTTTTTAGTTGTTTTTCCAATTCTCCAACTCTTCGTTTTAAAGAAATATTTTCTTGCCTCAACATTTTTATTTTATTTTTTAACATAGTTATTTCATCACGTAATAACTTTTCACGACTTTCATACAGGGCTACTACATCTTTATATTTCTGTTCATATCTATTTCCTAGATCATCCAGCATAGTTTTATAATATTCAGATAGCTTGATTTCGTTGTCTATTTCCGCAGATGTTACTTCGGCATTTTGTTTTTTACGACCAAAAAACCATCCGCCAAAACCAGCCGTTAATGCCGTTAAAAATTCGCCTACATATGTTGTAAAAAAGTCTTTCATTTTATATGTAATCTGCTTCGATTATAATATCATTTTTAAAATTTAAGTTTTTAACTTTCATACCATCGATTGAAAACTGCATTTGTGCTTCAAATTCACATCCGCTCATATCCGAATCAAGTATATAATTTTCTATTCCCACTCCCATACTTGGAGATTCTTTAAATTCACCTGGATTAGCAACAAGCATTAAAGCCTGATGTTGTAAGGTTGAATTATCTACAACAAAATCCCCGTTTTCAATTTTTAAATCTCCTTCATTTGTTATTAATATATCTTTCATTCCAATTTACCTTTAAATGTTCCGATTACTGCTCCATTAGGGGAAGATAAACCACCATCGTATTTTATTGTTGCCGTTTTTACGTAATTATCTATTAAGCTGCTTAACCGCTTAGAAAACTCATCTATTGAGTTGCTATCCCTTGTTAACATTTCGGATAACAAACTTTTAATACCTGCTTGTAAACTTTCTTTATCAAGTGCCATATTTAAAACTATTTTAAAAGAGATTTAAACCCTGTTTCAAAATCATTTAATTTTTTTTTAGTTTCCGGTAAAGGGGGGCCACTGGGTCCGGTAGACGTAAATACTCTTAAATCCTTTAATGTATCTGTTAATAATTGAAATAGATCTAGTAAGCTTTGGGAGTTATTTTTAATACAAATTTTGCTGTCGTTACTATCTAACAATAGAACTAAACCATTTTGGTTAATTTCAATTTTGTCTATTTCATCAATTTTTATAACCATCAAATCGGAAAGATCACCGTTTACGCTAATAGCCGCTACCCTTGATCCAATCTTGGGATATATAATTAAATAATTATTAGAACCGCCGTAACTTACCTTTAATCTAACATCTGTAATGATCAAATCAGAATTAATAGACATATTACAAGTTTCTTTTTGTAATTCTGTAACTGTACCAATAATAGGTAAATTAGGGTTTAAACCGGTTAGCTCCTTTAGCAATCGTTTTATTTTTTCTACCTTTTCCATAATTAAATTGACAAGCGTACTCCCGGAGTTATAGTTCTTTTTCCTCCGGAAGAACTAAAGTTAGTTTTTACGCTTACCACGTAATAACTGCTTTGTTTATCCGGGTAATCTTCATCTATAATTAAAGCTGTATAACTTGGTTCAACAAATGGAATCAACCAGCCGTCAAAAGTTCCTTCATAACCGTCAAAAGTTTGCTTAATAAGTTCTGCATGGGCTGTTAATTTTAAAGATGAAATTGACATACCGGAAACTTTTTTAACTATTTTTTCACCTCCTGTTACACCCACTGTTTCCCTTATAACTTTCCCGTTTTTATCGGTAGTTTCAACCGTAACTTCAACTTTTTTATCAATGGCTTTTTTATATTCTAATGAGACATTTTCTATATTACGCTGCATAGAATAAATTACATTTCCTTTCTTTTCAACATAAGGCGGGTGGATATGTAAAACTTTATTTTCAGTATCTAAATAAAAATTTCCTCCCGTTTCTTGTTGTAATTTTTTTAGCACATCAAATGCCATTGCCTGATGAATAACAAACTTTTCATAGTTAATATCGTAGTCACAATTTAATGTGTATTCCGGTATAACCTGTTCAAGAAGTAATTGTGCTATTTTTTTAACTGAGGTTGGTTTTAATTCTACATTTTTTACCGATTTTTTCAACAAGTACATATCATCCTCACAAATAATTTTTATATTATTATCAACTACCGTAATATTTTGTATATACCCTTTAAATTCATTATTTAAATAAGAATCATAACCTAATTTTATTGAAACTTTAGTACCTCTGTATATTTTATCCTCCACATTTAAAACTTTATTTAAAACATACTCCGGTAAAACAATAATTGCGGTGTCTACTAATGTGTCAACTGATTTATTTATTTCGCATTCTGCGATCATCATTAAATCATAAATCCCCGTTTCATTTTCAAATTCTATTTTCCAATCTAAATTATACATTATTATACATCTTTAGATTCTCTTTTTATTAACAATTCGTAAGAATCATCACTAAACGCCTTTATTTCATAAGCTTGTACATTTTCGCCTTTAGTAAAAGGAAAAGTAAATTCTTCTACAACTATATGTTGAATTCCTAATAATTTCAAAGGGTAGCAATCTATTGCAATACCTTGAGGGTCTGTTACAAATTCGTGTAATTTTTTAAATTGTTCTTTTGGATAACACTCTTCAATAGATCCGGTTTCAATTGCACCATATAACGCACCTGTTATAGTTATCTCATAATCATTTTGACTCCAACGTTCCTTTATTGAACCTATCAAATTCTTTTTCTTCGCAACATCTCTTTTTACAATATTATTTTTACCGGAAATTGTTATCATTGGTTCATAAGGCAACAAATACCATTGGTTACCGGTAATTTTTTTTAATTTAACGGGAAAAAATTGTTGATTCTCCGGTATTTGAGTAGGCATAACTTTATAATCAGCATCCCAATCGTAATTTTCGACCGGATCAATTTTTACTTCTTTTTGTAATGGTAAAAAAGGTATAGGAGGTAATACGTGTTTTGACATTTCATTTTGTACCGCCTCAAAACGCGGCAGCTTTTTAGCTATTTTTGAACCTAATAAACTAGCTAGTAATATGTTTTGATTCGTTAATCCCATAATTATTATTTTTATCCACCGGTAGCATTTGCCATTGCTAATAATCGTAGTAATGCATCAGCTGTTTGCTCTGTCATTTGATCTGTACTATCTTTGAAATCTCGACCCTGTATATTTAATACTCCAATTAAATCTTTAAGATGAATGGTTATATAATTAGAACGCTGCCCACCTGTTGCAATTGAGCGATTAGTTTTTGCGCCATTTCCTTTTTTTTCTTTTGTGTTTTTATCTTGCAACCCCATACTTGCCGCACCGGCTACACCTTTAGGCGAACTTATGCCAAGTTTAGAATCTAAATCTTTTTTTACATCACCAAACCCCTTATTATTAATAGTTAAGCTCCCCGCTGCTTTTTTAGTGTATTCCCATGCTTTTTTTCCTGATTCAACTATTTTTTTACTTTCTTCATCTATAGCTTTTTTTCGGGCTTCGGATTGTGCCTTGATTTGTTCTATAGCTTCATTGGCTGAATCTTCTCGCCATAATTTTTTTACCGAATACCAACCGATTTTAATTTTATCTATTCCACTAAGTACAATATTTTCAAATACCAGCCAATTTAATTTTATATATGACAAATACCCGTTCCATAAAGCTTTTACAACTTCAATAGTATTTTCCCAAGCTTTACCCCATCCGTCAACTTTATATATAAGAAGTGTAATTAAGGCTATCAAGGCTATTACTCCCGCGATGATCCAAGTTACTGGATTTGCTAACAAAGCGGCGTTATTTGCCCACCAGGCTTTAGTACATAAATTTGTTGCTAAGGTTAAAGCTGCTGTCCAAGTTGTTTGGGCCATAGTCGCCAGTTTCATAATTCCTAATGCCAGTGTAATTGAGCCTATAATTATTAAAAATGTCATTGCATAAGGATTTACCTCTTTAATTTTGTTTACAAATTTTATAAGTCCATCCACTATACCGTTGATTAAAACATCGGCAAACTCAACACCTTTTATTACAATAGGCTGGATAATATTATACAGGATCAAAAACTTTTCGTTGATATTATCCATGACTTGAGCTAATTTTCCCCCTAAGGTTTGACCCATAGATACCGCCATTTTGTGAAATTGGCCTCCTTCGGCTGCAGCTGAATAAAATGCATCTTTAACCATTTGTGAAGAAATTTTACTTTTCTCCATGTCTTCTTTAAGCTGCCCTATACTTTTACCTGTTTTCTTGCTTATTTCATTGAGCGGGTTAAATCCCGCGTTTATCATTTGTAATAAGTCCTGGCCGGTAAGTTTACCGGTGCTGGACATTTGAGAGAAGGCCAATGTAAGAGAGGTCATTTTATTAGAATCGCCCATTGCTATATCTCCTATGGCTTTTAAATTAGGCATAATAGATTCAGAGTCAATCCCAAAACCCAGCATGGTTTTAGCATTGTTGGCAATGCCCATTTTATCATAAGGGGTTTTAGTTCCATAATCTGTTATTTCTGCAATTAATTGTTTAGCCGCTTCTTTAGATTTTAATGATACTTCAAATGAAGTATTAGTTAAATCTTGCTGAATACCTAAACGAATGGCGTTACCGGCCGCTGCTCCGGCTAATATTAAAGGATTAGTAAGTAAATTAGCAAACGGTATCTGTGATAAAGCACTTGAAAACCAACTACTACCCGCTGTTTTACCTTTATTATCTGTTTTTTGAATTTCAAGCCCTAAATCCTTTACTTTTGTTATTGTTTTATCTACAGATTGAACCGCAGCAGGATTTACAATATTTCTGTTTCCGGCACCTATTTTCTGATAAAGCCCCAAAGTCTCGTTTTGTAACTTTTTTACTTTTGATACAGCAGAATCTACCCCCATACCTATTTTTTGCAAAGTTTGAGAGCCATGATCTTCAATAGCTATTATGTAATCTACTTTATCAGACATTATTTATTTAAGGTTACTATTTTCTTCTTTTCTTATGTAATCCAGTTCTTGAATTCTTGCTGCCCATTCTTCATCTGTTAAATTATCAGGGTCAATATGAAGATAATATCTAAGCATGGCATGACTTATCCGAATCCATTCAGTGTTTTTATTAACAATCTCTGCAGCGGTTAAAGCTTTTCCAATTCGGCCTGTTTAACTTCGATTAGCTCGTTTATTTTTGCCGAAACTCCTAAAAAATATGAATCTTCCGTTTTAATCTCTTCATCTCCTCCTAACCAACAATTTAAAAGTATTACTTCATTAAATTTCATAGGATTGTTAGTACTGGCTGCAGTTGCGGCTGCTAATATTTTACGATCCGGTTTTTTTAAGTAAGCAACTTTATCTTCAACAGTAATTTTAAAAATATCTTTGTATTTAGATTTCCATAAATTGATTTGATCTTGTGATATTTGAGTATTCATATTATAATTATTTTTTTATTTTATTTTAAACTTGTTTTTTTACATCTAAGGCTACAAACGGTAGGGTAATTTCCATAAATTTATCTCCCTGTTTGTACCCTTTTGTGTCTTCTGTAAAACGTAAACCGACAATACGGTCGAATAACAACACATCCCCATTCGTAGGGTTTCCATAAGACCCTAATAAGTCTAAACAGAGATTTAATATATCTTTGTTTTTGGATGAGGCCACTAATGCCTCGTATTCAGACTGAAGTAAAGTTATTTCACCTTCAACCGTAATGTTACCCGATTGAATAGCTTTAGCATTTCTACCTTTAGCGTAAACCCCTTCACGTTCTATTTTTCGGGTATATTTTACCCCCCTGATACCGGTTAAGTCTCTACCTCCTAAAATCGCTGTAAAGTCTGCCCATTCGTATTCTCTACTATCAAACATTTTAATTATGATTTTTTATTAATATTAAAACCTAATAATACATCTATAAATCGGTTATATCCATGTGGACGAACTCTGACGACTACTTTTAAACGTGAAGTAGAAGTTATATTTTGAGATGGATCAATATAAACTTTTACGCCATTATCTCCGTTTTCTGAGGATCTTGATAATTCCCCGTAAACTGTCATCTGAGATGTTATAGCGCTTTCTAAATCTCCCTCCATGTTTTTAGCATAAATAGGGTTAATCGTCCCGTCCATTTCTAAATCAACATCATCTAAAAGATAACTTACTAACGTTTGATAAGTAATACGGTATGCTTTATCGATGACCCGTCTGTTTGTCAAATAATGGTAATCATCATTTATAGCACTTGCAGTTGGATCATCAGTAAAATAATATCCTGATTTACCTACATGTGTTCTAAATGATATAAAACCTTTATCATGTAAGCTTTCAACATCAAAAGTTTCAACAGGCTCATCTAATATATAAGCATATAAATTACTCAATGCTCCGTCACGTACTTTACCTATATTCTGATGAACTTGATTTTTTGCCAATCTTCCGGCTATAATACCTATTGCCGATCCTTTAGATGCGGGGGTATTATTTCTTTTTTCTGTATCTCCAAGTAATACAGCCACTCTATTAAAATTATAAGTTGTCAGATCCGGTAGATCAATTACATTACCCGTAAATCCATAACCTTCTAGTAATATAAAAAAGGGAGCATATTTATTAGCCGTGTAGTTATCTGCTAAAATTTGAGCTTTAGAAGCAGTAAGTATAACATCTGTATCGATTCCGTCGGCAATAATAGGGGTATAGCTTGTTTCCGGAGAACATTTGGTAAAAATACCGGATAATTTACCATTTGCAGCATTAAGTAACTTTTCAACATCTGTTTTTCCGGTATTTGGATTGATAGTAAACCAATCAGAAGTTTTAGAATTTTTAGGCATTCCCATAAACCACATTTCCCTACCTTCTCCACTTTCTTGATAAAACTCAGACAATGTTTTATACAAGTCGTAATTTGCAATGGTTGGCAATATTCCTAATTGTGATACTTGTTTCATGGATTTAACCATATAAACCTTATTTAACTCAAAAGATCCGGTAACAGCTTCTGCATGGGCAACTAAACCAAATACACCATCATTATTAGCAGCTACCGCTCCTAATACCCCGTTATCAAAATTTATGGTAATTTTTGGTAAACTCATTATTATTTGGTTTTTTTATCTATGTTAGTAGGTTTAGCTTGTACATTTACTTTTATAGATTCATCTACAGAATTTTTATCGGTTTCTAAAGCTTTTTCTTCTTTAACTTTAATGTTTTCAAATTCTCGGCAAATTGGTTGAACTAATTTATTATCTAAACTTTTTGCGTGGTTTTTCGCGTCCGATTCTGAAAAAAAAGAATTTCCATCATTAGTTTTGTAATACACATTTATTTTTGGGTATTTTTCAAATATTTTATCCATTTTATTTTAATTTTTTTAATCCTAATCCCATAAGGTATACTAAACATGCACTTATAAATAGTGTAATTATAATTTGACCTACCCATAAAGAAAGGGTTTGCCATTTAGTTAATTTTTTTTGAATTTCTTTATATTCTGTTTTGGTAACCGTTACGGTTTCTTGTTTATGTTTTTCTTTCCATGTAGCAAAGAGTTTTTGTACCTTTGCTTCACAATCAACAGTTAGTATATTATCCTTAAATTGGATTTTAGGAGGTTGTAAATTAGATTTACCCGGATCTGACTTTATTATTTCTTTTATTACTGCTTTTCCATTCTGACATTCCATTAATGCCTGTAACATACTTGAGTCCGGATGGGTTTGAAAAACAGTATCCCGTACGATTTCTTTTACAGTTACTATTTTTTCTGTGGATTGGGGGGGCGTAAAAACCTTCCTACTCCCGCCACATGCTATGAATAGGAAGGAAAAAAGTAATGAATAAAAAGCGACTATGCTAAATGTTTTGAGTTTGAATAGCTTCATGATTTTAAATATTATTGTATTCGTTTTTTGCATCAAAACTTGGACAGGTAGTATTTGCAGAAGCAAAATCCCTGTGTCCGAGAATTTGTGCAGATGGATATAATTTTCTTAATTCTTTTAGTAACTTAATAAGGCTTTCCTTTTGTTTGACAGTTCTAGTATCTTTAGCTTTTAAATTTTTATCTGCTCCTCCTATGTAACAAATCCCTATAGAATTTTTATTGTGTCCTCTTACTTGTGCAGGTATTTTGTCTACATCTCTTCCTATTTCAACAGTACCGTCTAAATCAATCACATAATTATAGCCTATTTCGGACCATCCCCTTTCTTTATGCCAACGGTCTATGTCCTTAGCTTTATCGTTTCTTCCCTCTGGAGTGTCGGCGCTATGAACTACTAAGTATTTAATAATCCTTTTAGCTTTTTTTAGATTCATATTTTATATATTTTTAATAAATACTGCCTGTCGGTGATTTCATCCATGAATTACGTTTTAACTTTAAGATTAACATTGACCGACAAACAGTAGGTTGTTATCTGTTTTTTTAGATAATTGCTCCTAAATACTGTTTATGTACTGGTGTTACAATAAAATAATGACGGTAATTCAGCTCATTTGCTTGACTTCTGGGGTTAAGTTCTGATGGTAAATAATACTGTTTAGTTATACCGGTTTTTTTACCTATGTTTGGAGCATAAAACATAACGGAAGCTTTACGGTCATTGGCTGTAGCTACTGCCCCAAAAGGTTTTTTTGTTTTAGTTGTTATATCATATAATGGATTATTGATATAAGAGTATATTTGAAACCCGGCAATTATAGGGGCAGGTTTTCCTGCGTTATAGTCTATTAAAAGATTTCCAAAGTTTTTCCTGTCCATCAACAAATCGTTCCAGTGATCAGAGGTTAGAATTAATCTTCTGTCTTCTTGTGGAGTATCTACATTATCTAACTCCCTTCTGGCAGATACTAAATCATCATAAATAAGCGTAGGTCTGCCATTAGGGTCCGGATCGCCGGTTGCTATTAATACCGGGGTTTCTGCTTTACCCTGATCAGGGGCTAAAGAATGAACCCCTTTCTGTATCTTTCGGGAGGTGATATTACGCATATGCCCACGAGTAGTTACATCTATTCTATCATAAGAAGCTCCCACTACGGCATCATCAGGTACTGAGGTTACTTCTGTTTGATATTTATCTAATGCTACTACAACTCCATCATCGGTATATTCTACTACAGCCAAAGGATAGGTAGTGTTATTTATTAAGACTTGGGGATCTATATTTGCCAAAGGAATATGGATAAGATTTTTCTCTCCGGCAGTCCCCGCACCCATTATTGTTATGGGGGAGTCAAACTCTTCTATTCCCTCAAAAAAAGGTGCTTTATCGGCACTTGTGATCTGTTCTCTCACTCTTTTTTCCCAAACTTCGGGGAAATTCATATAAGCCATCGTATATATTTTTTAGATTATTTAAATAGTTTTTGATACTCTTGTGGATTATTATTTTTAAAATCCAATTGAGCGGCTAAATCCAATTTTTGAAAATCATCTAATGTTTTCACTTCAACAGCTCCACTTCCTTGCGAAACTATTTGTCCGGCTAGATCAACTTTACGAGGTATAGAAGCTAATGTGGATTTAGCCAATTCAAAGTTTTGCGCTGCCAAATCTATAAAGGATTGCCGCTTTGTTGCCTCAATCTTACCTTCTTTTATAGCTTTATCTACCATTTCAGCAGACAATTTTATTTGTTCTTCTTTTTCTTTTTGTTCTATTGCATTTACTTTAGCTTTCTCCGCTTCATAATTTGCCTTTAATTGCAATATTGCTTCACTTAGTTTATCTGCTGATATATCGCCCTGATCCACATTTAATCCTAATGCAATCATGGCCGATGTGGTTAATTTTATCATATTTTTATTTTTTAATTTAATTTGTGTAGGTTTGTTTGATAGCATAAGTTGTATTTCTGAAGTTTCCATTATTTTTTCAACTCCTTCAGAAACAGCATATAATTTAAGAGCATTGGCATTGTTGGGTAAGGCTACAATTGAGGCCTCCATAGCTTCACATTTTACAAGTGCATACGTAGAATCCGGTTGAATTTGGAAATTATCAGGACTGAGAGGGTTTAATCCTAAAGATACCCCTTTTAAAAAACCTCGCTCAACTTTTCCGGCAATTTTTGCAGCATACTCATCCGCTAAGTCAAATTCTGCCTCCGCTGTTAATAAATGCCCCTCTATCTGTATATTTTTCCAACGACCTATAACCGTACTTGTATTATTAGTATGCATATCCAATATTACCGGGTTAGCTTTCAATCTATTAAGATCTATTCCTGAGTTCAGAACTCGAAATCCTAATTGATTTATTTTAGTTTCATCATTGAGGCTAAACTTCATGTTCTGATTTACCTTAGTATCTTCATTATATACATCCATATTCTACATTTTGTATGAGCAAAGTTGTATTATAATAGTTTAAAAATAAAGGAAGTTGTGCAAGAGTTGCACACTATTGTGCAGCTCCTGCACACATCTGTGCAGCTCTTGCACACTTTTACCGGTTCTTTAGCTTTTAACAACCATTTTTGTTGATAAAATTCAATTGAATGGGATTAAATAAATCACAGGAACGGGAGTATGCAAGGATGCTTTTTACACAAATGGGCTTTTCCCAAAAAGAGATTGCTGCGAAAGTCGGGGTAACAGAAAAAACCATCGGAAAATGGAAAACAGAAGAAAATTGGGAACAATTAAAAACCGTACTTACTACCACCCGCTCTAATATTGTTAAGAACCTGCAAAGACAAATGGAACTTTGGCAGTTACAAATAGGTGATAATCTGGCCACTTCTAAAGAAGTGGATATACTGGTGAAACTGGCGGCTTCTATAAAATCATTAGAAACAGAAACCGGAATCAGTGAAACGGTAGATACCGGAATGAAGTTTATTAGTTTCCTGCAACTCCATAATTTGGAACTAGCCAAACAGGTAACCCATTGGTTTGATTTATTCATTAAATCCAAGATATAATGGCTAAGAAGATAACTGACAGGCAATACTTAACGCAATGGGAAACTTTTAGGCTCAATATATCCCGTTCTACCCCCGTTGATTGGCAGGAGTCCGTTATAGAAAAAGAAAAAAGAATCAAAGAACTTGAAGCAAATTCCGAAAAATGGTTTAAATATTATTTCCCAAATTTTTATACTTCCGAACCTGCAAAATTTCAAATGTTAGCTACAGAAAGGGTTTTAGCTAATGCTGAATGGTATGAAGTTAGGAGCTGGGCGCGTGAATTAGCAAAGTCCTCCCGTACCATGATGGAAATACTTTATTTGACACTAATAGGTAAAAAGAAAAATGTTATACTTGTATCCAATACCTTTGATAATGCTTGTAGATTACTTTTACCTTATAAATCTATATTAGAAAATAATAACCGTATAATTTTTGATTATGGTAAACAAGAAAGTATAGGAAAATGGGAAGCCGGAGAATTTACAACCAAAAAAGGGGTTAGTTTTCGGGCACTAGGAGCCGGACAAAGCCCCAGAGGTACAAGAAACGATAGTTTTAGACCAGATGTTATTCTTATAGATGATATAGATACTGACGAAGAATGCAGAAATAAGGAACGCATTACTCAAAAAATAAAATGGATTGAAGAGGCTTTAATACCAACCCGTTCTATTTCTAATCCTTTATTACTCATTGTTTGTGGTAACATTATAGCCAAATACTGCTGTGTAGTTGGAATGGGTGAAAAGGCTGATAAATGGGATATAGTAAATATTAGAAATAAAAAAGGTAAATCTACCTGGCCGGAGAAAAACACTGAAAAAGATATTGACAGAGCGCTAACCCTAATTTCTTATAATTCAGGCCAAAAAGAGTATTTTAACAATCCAGTAGATGAAGGTACTACTTTTAAATCTATTACTTATGGTAAATGTCCTCCTTTAAAAAGTTGTGAAAAAATTATAATTTATGCAGACCCTGCTACATCCAACAAGGACAAAGGAAAATCAAGCACTAAAGGAGTGGGTGTCATTGGATATAAAAAATTTCAATTTTTCCTATATAAAATATTTTTAGATAATAGCACTAACGCCACTTTTGTAGAGTGGTTATATGAGGCTTACAGATATTGTAAGGCTGAAAATGTAGATACTTTCCGTGTATATATAGAAAATAACAGTTTACAAGATCCATTTTACGAGCAGGTTATAATTCCTTTAATTAACAAACTTTCAAAAGATTACAGTTTTAGACTCCCAATTATTCCCGATAAACGACGTAAACCTGATAAATTTTACCGTATAGAAGGAACTTTAGAGCCTTTAAATCGTTTAGGATGTCTAATATTTAATGAAAATGAAAAAGAAAATCCTAACATGATAAGGATGAAGGAACAAATGATAAATGTTTCACCAACATGTAAAGAAATGGACGGTCCGGATTTATTGGAAGGCGGGGTTTGGCTACTTCAAAATAGAATAGTAAAAGCTGAAACCTCATATGCTGTAGGTAGCACAAATAATAGAAAATATTAAACTATGTTTTTACAAAAAGAAGATTTAAAAAATAATATTTACACCTATCAGGTTGAGCAAATAACTGAAGGTGATGATGCTATTGTATTACAGGCATTAGATACAGCAGAACAAGAGGCAAAATCTTATTTAACACTAAATAATAAAAAAGAGGCAGCTGATGGCCGTTTAAAATATGATGTAGATAAAATATTTTCGGCTAAAGGTAAAGAGCGAAATCCTTTAATTGTTTCTATAACACTAACTATCGCAAAATGGTGGATTGTTGATTTATGCAATGTAGATATTATTTATGAACAGGCAAAAGATCGCTATGATAGAGCGGTAGCATGGTTAAAAGATATAGCTAAAGGCAATGCTAATTTAAATACTCTACCATTAATAAAAGATGAAAATCAAGCGATTGATGATACCCCTGACGAAGAGCTTAAAGACACGTGGCCATGGATATATGGCTCTCGTAAAAAATTTAACCATGAATAAATAAAGATATGAATTTCATTAAAAAAATTGTACATAAAGCGTTAAATCTGCCAACAAACGAAGAATTAATAAAATTGGCAACTCGTAAACTTTCTTTAAATAATCGTCAGGATATAGCAGCACAAATAATAGAAAAATCCACATTTTCTGTACGTTCAGACATTAGAGATTGGTCAAAAGCAAAAGATTTAGCTAAATCAGTTGAATTTCCTAGCCGTTGGAGGTTATATAATTTGCTGGACAAAATAGCAGAAGATGAAAAAATAATCGCGGAAAGTCAAAAAAGAAAACTCCCGAGCCTTTCGGCAAATTTTCTATTTAAAAATTCAAATGGAGAAATTAATTTAGAATTAACCGCCTATTTACAAAATGTACAATGGTTAAATGATATTATTGAAAATATTATAGATTCTCGTTTTTATGGACATCGCTTGATACAACTTAATGAAAAAGATGGTAAAAGAGTTGTTGAACTTATACCCTCACAAAATGTAATACCCAACAAGGGAATTATATATCCTGATTACACTGATAACACTAAAGTTATAAAATATAAAGATTTAAGGGAATATGGCACCTATATAATTGAATTTGGAAAACCAAATAATTTTGGATTGTATAACTCTGCCGTACCTATTATTCTGTTTAAACAATTCGCAAGGTCGTGTTGGTCAGAACTTTGCGAAATATACGGAATCCCTCCACGTGTAATGAAAACAGATACGCAAGATCCAACAGCATTGGCAAAGGCTAAAAAGATGATGAAAGAATTTGGAGCGGCAGCCTGGTTTATTATTGATAGTACTGAGGAATTTGAATTTGCAAAAGGGGCAGATACTAACGGTGATGTATATAATAACCTTATAGCCAATTGCGACAATGCAGCAGCTTTATTAATCAACGGTGCTATTACAGGAGCTGACACAAAAAACGGAAGTTATGGTAAGGAAAAAATCGGAGCAGATATATCTCAAGAATTAATTATAGCGGATCAGTCGTATGTTGAACAGCAGATGAAAAGTGTTGTTATTCCTGCTTTAATATCGATAGGTTGGTTGCCGGAAGGTGTAAGTTTTGAATATGAGAAAAATTCAGACTTAGAAAGTTTATGGACAAAGGTAAGAGAGTCTATGCAGTATTATGAATTTGATGAAAAATGGATAAATGAAAACTTCGGATTAAAAATAATCGGCAAAAGACAAACAGGATTATCTCTAGGGGCAAATTTTAATTCTACTGACAGTTTTTTCGTTTAAGGGCTGACAGACTGAACCTTGTCAGCCCTATTCAATACTTTAATGGATTACATAAAAGAATTAGTGATTTATATAATTGCAATTGTACTGATTGTAAAAAAGAAAGAGAACTTATTCGATTATCCGGTACAACCAATATGCCGGAATTTAAAGGGGTTTTAAATGCTTTTAAAAAAGCGTTTAAACACTTATATACTAAGGGAAGTTATCAACCGGAAGATATAAAAACAATTCCTTATCAAAACCTAACTAATGAAATCTATAAAGTTCTGGATTTAGCTATTAAGGAAAATGATATACCACCGGTGATGTTATCTAAACTGAAAAAAGATATTTTTATTTTTTCAGGACTTAAAACACATGCTGAATTATTAGAGGCATCAAAGATGTTGTTAGATGTTAACGGACATATTAAGTCTTTTCATGCTTTCGCTAAAGACATAGAAAAGATTATGGATAATTATAATAATAACTACTTATATGCTGAATATCAATTTGCTATTACTAGTTCACAAATGGCAGCTAAATGGGCTGAATTAGATGACACAGAGCGTTATAACCTTCAATATCGTACTGCTGGTGATAATAAGGTAAGAAAAGAGCATAAGGAATTAAACAAAATTACTTTACCAAAATCCGATCCTTTCTGGGTTGAGTATTATCCTCCTAATGCTTGGAACTGTCGATGCGTTGCCGTAGAAGTTCTGGTAGACAAATATTCTGTTTCCGATTCTGAAAAAGCTTTAAATTTAGGAAAAAAGGCAACCACACAAATAAATAAGGATGGTAAAAACAAGCTTAAATTATTTCGTTTTAACCCCGGAATACAATTTAAAGTTTTTCCGCCAAATCACCCCTATACAAAAGTAGAAGGAGCAAATGAAGTAAAAAAAATTTTAGAAGAGAACATTAAATATATTCCCGACAGTTTAAATGAATATGAAAAAACGCTTAATATAACTATTGATAAAACGATATTTAATAAATTAAATAGGGAAACCCCGTTATATTTCAAAAATCCAAAAGAACATGCGAATGCTGGATCTGGAGCTTATTATAGTCCATCTTATAATTTTGTTAAAATCCCAATAGATGAAAGAAGAAAAAAAAGTAAATGGTATTCAACAGCTGTTATTTACCATGAGTACGGACATGCAATTGATAATCATCATGATTTAACAAGTAACATTTTGATAAGAAATTTAATGGATAAATATATTACCTCGTTTTCAAAAAATAAAAATCAAGAATTTAAGACGATAGACCAAAGGCTTAAAAATTTTTTACACTATTATTTAAGAAGAAAGAATTATGATATGTTAGAGAAAATAGGAGCTTGTTTAGATACTTTAATGGCATTAAATAGCAATTTTGGAGCAGGACATACAAAAGAATATTTTGTTTTAGAGGGAAAAAAAGAAGCCGAATTTATAGCTCATATTTTTGAAAATAAATATGCCGGAAATGAAGTATTTAAAAAGGTAATGCCTGAGCTATATGAAGAAACTATCAATATTTTAGATAAGATTTTTAAGCTAAAGTAAGTGAATCTAACGAAAATTCGTCTAAAAATTCAACAGGTATGCTGTCTTTAATACGTATTCTCTTTTTTAATTTTTCAGATTCTTTCAACAACGGTAAAAGTTGTTCACCTAATTGCATGAACAAAGTTATAATAAATTGAGCATACTCGTCATCCGGACTACCTGAGTAATCTCTCAATAAATAATATTTATCTAAAATATCCATAATATACAAATGTACTAAAATTTATCATGAAAACACTAAATCAAATAATTACCAATATTATAAACGATGTAAAAGTAGAAGTAACAGAGGAATTTGACCGAAATTTTGAAAGAAAGGCTTTTTTTGATAAGAAATGGACCGCTAATAAATTGCAGAATTTTAAAGGCTCTATGATGTCCAGAACCAATAATTTAAGACGTGGGAATCGTTCTCAAATAATAAACAATTCAATTCATTTCAGTAATTCTCTACCTTATGCTTACATTCAGAATAACGGAGGTAAAGTTAAGGTTACAGCTAAAATGAAAAAATTCTTTTGGAAAATGTATTATCAATCAGTTAATCAACTTAAATACAAAAAAGATAGAAAGTCTTTAAGTCAAAGCAAAACAAATTTAAGATTATCAATAGAAGCCGAACAGTGGAAAGCTTTGGCTTTAATGAAAATAGGTAAGATAATTACTATTCCTGAACGTAAGTTTATAGGAGATCATCCTCAAATACATACAATTATTAAAAAAAGTATAGATCGTAATATGGAAGATATGAAAAATTATATATTAACTAAACTTAAAAAATCATGATTACTATTTTAAAATCTATTCAGAAAAGAATTAACGAAATAAAAGAAATTGCTTATGTGGATGAAGACTGGGGCCAACTGGATTATTATGATACTCGCCCTCCGGTACAATGGCCATGCGCTTTAATTACTCTCAATGATGGATCTTTCAGTAATATAGGTAGAGATAAAAACAAAACGCCATCAAACAGACAACAGGGGATAATAACTTTGGATATAACTGTTGCAAATTTGAAACTTACAAATACTAGCTTTAAATCATCCTCTTTTCAAAAAGATCAGGGCTGGGATATTTGGAATTTGATTGAAAAAATTCACGAAAAACTCCACGGTTGGAAACCAGATCATAAAGCTTCAGGCAGTTTAATCAGAGCTTCATGTAAATCTATTAGGAGGAATGACGCAATACAAGAAATTCATATCATTTATACCCTTGTTTTAAATAATATTTAAACGGATAATGAAGAATCAGGGGTATAAATTACATTATATAAGGTTCTACGACTAATAAAAAATTTAGGATAAATAAATTCACGGTGTATTTGAGCTAAAGGCATACCATTATTACGCTTTATCTGTAAATGATATTCTTCTTTTATTGCTTTGTAACGAAGTTTTGTATTTCTTTGAGAAATAGAAGGCATATAACAAAATTACTCAAATTGAAGTAATTATACAAAAATTTATATTACCATGATTTTAATTCCCAAATAGGAGAATCTGAATTATAATTTTTAAATGTATATTCTGTATCATTAATTTTAATTATTCTGTCTGAGTCATAGTTATGTCCCTCTGTTAATTTTATTGCATCTGCAGCTGGTTTAAATACTAACTTCCAAATTGGAAATAAATCTAAGAATTTAGCCTCTATCTTATCAAAAAAATAAAACTCTTCACCTTTAATCTCTAATGATGGGTTTGCTCCTTTAACATATTTAACAAAAATCACATCTATACATTGTTCACAACTCCTATCTATATATTTTTCTTTACCTTCTGTTTCTGCAGGAATATATCTTAATATGTAATGAGATTTTAACAATGTATTCCTAACTTGTAGAAATTTATATTTAGTTTTGGAAGTATTAGCTATGCTATCGGAAAACTTTTTAGCCGCGTCTTTATCTAATTCCCTTAAAGAATTTATGTAGTTAATTTGAGATTGATTTAATTCAGCGGATTGTGAATACAAAAAAGTAGATAAACAGCAACAAATAATAAATAGTAATTTTTTCATATTAATAATATTTCAACAAATATAAACATTTGGATAAAAAAAACGCTCAATTAGAGCGTTTAATATTTATGTTATCTAAAGGTTTATAACCAATACCGTTGATTTAAATATGTTGAAGCGTAGGGATAGGCGGTCCCATCAGAGGTTTTTTGTTCAATTAGTGTATCAATGTACGTTATTGCTTGTATCCGTTCAACATCTTTCATCTTTTCCCATACTCGTTGAGCCATCAGCTTTTTTCCATCTTTACGTGGGTAGGCTTTATAAAAAACTTCAAAGGTAGTGTCATTTAATAGTCGAGTGAGGATAAGACTGGGATTATTATTCCAAAGCTCGACAGAATCTTCCTGTATCCTTATTTTCTTTGCCAACTGGGCTCGAGTATCTGAATTAATATTGCAATCTTTTGAAAATTCAAACTTCCAGATAATACCATCCTTATATTCCATAAATAAAGACCCGGTAAATTTTTCACTTGTTATTAAATATTTAGAGGTCATTTTATCATTTTTTAGTTATTAGTTATAATATTATATTTAATTGATTTTATCTATTTTTATTTGTCCATTTTCTTCAAAATACCTATATTCAGGCCTTAGCCATCCGGATAGTCTTATCTCTACACAGGTTTTTGTTAGTAATTCCTGTAACTTCGGAGAATCAAATTCTCGCGCAGGCAACCCATGTGCCTGTCGTGCTCTTTCTTTGTGAATTAAAATTCTTTCTTCAATGGTAATTATCCTGTGTTGGGTATCAAAAGCTAAAATATTTAATAATTGTTCGTCAGTAAATACCATTTTCATATTTTTTTATCTAATTCGTTAGCCACTTTTAAACAAACATTACTCTCGTATTGATAATAAGATAAAAACAATTCTGCACCCCTTAAAAATCTTTCTAAAGCATAAGCCTCATAATATTTAAAATTGAGTTTAAATTTTTCTGTTTTCCCCCTTTTATCAATTTCCTTTTTATATAGTTTTATATAAATTTCTTTACTGATAGCCATTACAGCCTTAAACTCTTTATTAAAGCATTTGAAATCTGCCTGCTCAAAAACAAATACCAGCGCTTTTAATTCGCTGTGTGTGATTTCTATACTCACCATTTCCATTTACTTGTATTTCTTTATTAACATATTCTGCAATGCAGGAATTATTTTACAACTTAGTTCTTTTTCTGTCATATCCTTAAGCCTTTTTCTTACAGGACACCGGTTGCTATTTATCCAGCCTCCTAATTTGTTTAAATCGACATATCCGTTATCCTGTGTCCAACCCAACTGGTGGCATAAGGAAAGTATGGTACGATGCCGGCTGTTTTGCGTGTCAAACCGAGCATAAGAAGTATTATCCCGTACTTTACCCGTATTGAGGTATACAATAAGTTCGTAAGCTTCCCATTCTGCCAGTTCCTTGGTGCTTTTAATTTCCCTGTTGAAAAAATCAGATAAAAAAGCAAGCCGCTCCTCACGGCATTGAAACCTTTTTGAAGCAGCTGCTTGAATTCTAATAACTTGTTTTTTTGTAGCTAACATTTGATTTAATAGGTTTTAAATATTATTTAATTATAGTTTAATTAATTTTTAAGATCGTGTTTTTACAACTTTCTTCACCTGTAAACTCCAGGCCTAACTCTGAGGCTATATGAGCCTCCAGTTTAGCTCCTCTGCTCTGGTGCCAGTTAGGTAGTAAATAAATTGCATAGCAAGAGGTTAATTCTCTAATACATATTTTCATAGCATCCTCCCAGCTGTTATTAGAGGGCACTATTTCTAAAGGGTTTATTACCTCATATCCTTGACCGATGAGGTCTTTTTCTATTTTTTTAAATTCGGTAAAAGCTTCACGATAATTTAATCCGGTAACTTTTCCAGCTATGTATACCTTTTTTGTATTTGTTCCCATATTTTTTTAAATCTCTGAATTATAATATACTTTGTAATAAAACATTTTCTTTTCTTGATCATATCCTTGTTCTAGATAATCCTCAGAAGCCTCAGGTCTATTAATATCTAATTTAATCTGAATATGTGTATCTAACTTTATGTCTGTTTTAATTTTTCGTTTTTCTCTTGCCAGAGCGCTTGAGGAAACATCAAATATTTCTGAAAATTGAATACCTGCATTTTCTGAATAATCTTTTTTATATGTTTTAAATTCATTTACTACAT